AATATTATACGTCGCTCGTTGCCCTCCGGCGTAGCGTCAGGCTGCTGCAGAGCTAGCGGAAGCCTTTCACATGTCCAGATTGAGGAGACCTGAAAGATCCCGATTGAAACGACGAAGATAGCTCGAGAAATGGCTATGGTGGAAAAGTAGGAGAGAGAAAATGCCACTTTTGAAGCGCACTAGTTGCAGGTTTCATATGAAGACGGAGGGGTATTTTAGTCATTTCACCACCTGTACGGAACTTATCCCCAATATGAGACCCAATATATTGGGTCTCATCCTATCGGGTCCTCAAAACACACACTCACCTCAACACTGTGTGAAAGACGGGAACACTCACAATGCACAAAGTACAAGTCCAGATTTTTTCTTTACCTTCTTTTTTTTACCTGTGTTAATTTTAACACAGTACATTTTTTTAACCGCAGTTATTTTTGACACGTTTCAATTTTTTCAGGCCCAGTCCATTCCGCTGCGCTCCATTTCTTTTTTTAATTAATGTTTTCTATTTTATTTTCAGTCTTTTTTTCTTTATTCTCTTCTTTTTTATTAATGATATTTTCAATATCATTCTTTATTTTATCGTAAATTATGTACACTAATCAAAGATTAGCACAATCAAAATGTAATTATACTAATTACATTTAATGTCACATCAACAAAGACAACACATAACAACCACTATAAATGATCCAGAACAAAACACGTCTACAAATATAACAACCTTTACATCAAATGACTCCTTTAAATACCATGAGAAACAACAGCAGAAAAACACACCCCAAAACAATGACGATCAAACACACCACAAACAAAGGCATCAAGTTCACCATCGATGCCAAACTCAACGAATGCTTCAAAATCATAGTCCAGGTCACAAGAACCAACAGGAACATCATCACCAAGCACACGTACACCATGTACTATGGGTACGGGGCAATACTAGTACCTTTCGACTTCAACGGACTAGAAACACAGATCAGGAACACCATCGAAGTCATGTTCCATGACATCGACCACTTCAAACCAGAAGACATGATAGGAGGCAATAGATGTAATCATGTTAGAGAATACCGATTTCATAGGATTACTTGTACTAGAACCATACAGTTGTAATTCTGTTATTTCGGTATAAATAAATATTTATTTTTCAATAATTAAATGTATTCAGTATAATACGTAAAAAATACATATATACGTATGGTATGATACAAGGAGGGACAAAACAAAAAAAACAAAAGAACAAGGACTAAAAATGACAAACTGCGTAACTTATAAAAATCTTTTTCAGTTTCCAATTAAATAAATTCCTATTTTCCACGTCATCCTAGGTGGGGCCCACTTTCTCCCCGACTCGCGACGGT